GGCGCCCCGCGACGCGGCCTCGGAATGCGCAGCCTGCAGGTTGGCCGGGCAAATTAAAACTCGCCAAGTGGGGGAAGACTTGGGCGGGGTGGGATTGTCACAATTTGTTGATAATGTTGACAAACCGTATTTATTATATAACTCTCTCTAATGAATCCATAAACGAGGACATTCGTGGCTGAGGTGTCGCAAGGGCTTTGAGGCGTCTACTCTTATATTATATACCAATTAGTTCTGCTTGTCAATGGCAGGGAACCCGTCCACTCTGAGGAGTGTCCACCCTGTCCAGCTCAGAAATAGCGCGGACCCCCCTCCCACAAGCGGCTTTGGGGAACGGCCTAAATGACCCCCCTTCACAGCAGCCAGCTCATAAAATATGCCGAGATCCCTTGCGGGGCCTAGCCCCTATACCCCCCCTCCCCCTGTCACGAAAAAGAAAGGGATAGGGGGGGGGGGGTTATGTACCTGTGGGGGAATTTTGCTGCGCGCGGACAAAAAAATAGACCCTCAGACTGGGGAAAGTCGGAGGATCAGGTTTAAAGAGAATTGAGATTGATTTGGTTATTGAGGGAAACCCCTATGGAATCCACAGAGATTCAATTATTTTCTGACACTTTTGATGTCAGTGATTTAACCTCGCAAGAGACCCGTGAAAATCTCTATCTATCTATAAACCAACTAGATGTAAATAAGCTTACCGGTGACGAGATCCGGCAGAACTTCAATGGGATCAAAGTCGCCCTTAGTGTGTTCATCCGTAAGTTTGTTGAGCTAGAAGGCGAGATAAAAGATATTAAGTTCTCACAGGTCGCCTACGAGGCAAAGATGGAAAGATTATTCTTAAAAGGCAGAGTGGAGATCCAAGAGTTAAAACAAGAACTAGATCAGATGAGGTCGCAGGATCGGCAGATGGAGAAGGTCGTTGAGGTGGCGAAGCTACTCAAGGATAATAACTATGCCCCAATGGCGATCAAGTCTATGATGAAAGGTATCGCTAAGGGCGATATACTCAAAGACATCGAGGTGCCCGAGGATCTAGAGGAACGGGTCAACTGGGCCCAGAACAATGGCTTTAGGTGGAATAAGAATAACCGCCCTCCGGCTAAGACTGCGAAGCAGGTCGAGTTACTCGAGAGGTGGGAGATGGAGTTTCATAAGGGCCGGTCCCTGGAGCAAGAACTCCTACTCGATAAGGATTTTGTCCTTGGTATAGGGCGAGGCGCACCGGCTGGGGCTCTACAAGCTATAGAAGAGATACTAGGTTATCAACTCGAGGAGAGGGATAAACTCTCTACTTTTAATTGTTATCAAAGAGCAATTAAAGTACTAGAGGAGAAACTAACCGACGACGGCGTTATAATAGAAGTAGTCGTTAGTTCTACAGACTTTGATAGACTAATAAGTGATATCTTTGGAGAAGTAGATAAACAAACTCACGATAAGATCACGAAAGGCTTGAACAGATTGCCCAGGCCCTTGGCTGTAGAGAACGTATTATCTCAGCTAAAGATATACTTCTCTACTGAATTATTTCCAGTATTTATATCTCCATCTCAAGAAACTAACCCACTAACATTATTACCTAAGCTACAGGGTAACACTTATGACTCTAATTTACTGGAGATTATAGACCAAGCAATCTAATATCCTATCTTCACATCTGGCGTCAGGGTGATGATTTTCTTTATGCTTATGTCTTTATAAAGTACGTTCTCCACACCGCCTTGCTTATATAACCAATCGTTGACTTCTTCTACTATTTGAAACCTAGAGGAGGACTTCTGTACATGGAACCAGGTACCTAGGCAGAGGTTCTTTACATAGAAGGACTTGACTCTTATGTCTTGAGATAATAATGCTTCACACATCTCGTGGGATATCTGTACACAATTCCAGGTTTGCTTGGAATCACCCCATTTGTGATTCTCAAGGCCAAGCTGGCACATTAATTTATAGAACGTTCCTAACCCAGCCTTCCTCTGCTCGAGGTTCAGCGGCCCCCATGCGATACTAGAGATGATAGAAGCTAAAGTCTTAACCGTACCTTTCGCTGCAGCTTCTGGACGATTTATCGCGCTAGTGCCTTTCTTTTTAATCTGCTTCGCGGTGAGGAGTGCTTTAGCCACCACATCGAGGTGCTCCCTTTCAAATAGCCGTTCGACCCAGCCGATACAACTAACTCTACTCGATATGAGCACCATAGCAAGGAGCCGGCCGGCCTGCTCGGGTCTCTCGTCGAAAGCTTTGAGCAGGGTTTTGATTGTCCTCATATACACAGATTTCCTACAACTAAGTGTACCTATATAACAGATACCCTTTAACGACTCATAGAGCTCCTCTTCTCTGATAAGCCCGGAGCCATATGCCTTGAACAGGGACTCTAGAGAGAAGTTCCTCACAGTGAACTGTGTATCTAGCTTACTAACAAAGAACAACTTAACTTTGTTCTTGGTCTTCTCGAACTTGAAGGCTCTCTTTAGAGAGGCAACAGGCAAAAACTCTATTATAGAGTTCAATAGAGTTTCATTCAGACTCTCGCTCAATAGAGCAGCCCTAGCGAATGGCTCAAGCTGATACGATCTGCTCCCATAGTAATAACTACGAGTCCATAGCTCTGGGTTCTCGTATACTTCCCCGATTTTCTTGATCCATCTATCATCGTCAAATAGCTTGAGCATCTGAAATCCTGGGTTCTCTAGGACTTCTTCAAGGTACAACCTAGCCGCTACCCTCAGAGTGGGGGCATTGGCATTAGGGTTAGAGGCTATAGCTTTCCTGATCTTCACACTTCGGGTGATATCCCAGACTTTGCTAAGTTGCTCAGGGGTAGATGACTCGTCTTGTGCGATCTCTAAGAGTTCTTTTGTGGTGATTCTCTTATGTCTAAGCCGGGTCATAATCAGCGCTTGCGTCGTTTGTCGGTGTGTAGCTTTACAAAGATCTCGTGCCAGAATATCTTAGAACACTCATGCGAACAGATATAATCGGCAGCTAATTTAGATTTATAAGATGTGGACTTACCACAGATGCAACAAGATCTCCTTGCCTTCTGTACCGCGTAAATGTCATTCTCGAATTCTTCCACAGGTCTGCGTGAGAAGAGGGTTTTATTCGGGTTATATGCCATGGCATTTGCCAATGTTTACTCCCTAATTATATCATATATTCTTCAACTTATCTACAACTTTATTCTTCTCTTCACGAACTTTTAAAAATCTCTCCCGAGCTTTACGTTTCTTATCTCTGACCCTCTTCAACTCCCTACGGGCCAGAGCAAACACTCGCCAGACGACCTCTGAGATCGACGCGTCTTCAAATAGATCTCTCCACTCATCGAGTTCTTTCGCCACCTCTTCTCGGACTCTTATAGTCCTGTACTTGACCCTTTGCTTTCTTTGCGGCGGTTCTGGAGTACGGAATAGACTGCTCACGGTTTATGGTAGAGTAGGAGTTATTTAATATAACTTTAAACCGTTGTGACAACAAAATGAAAAAACCGACCCAGTGGCCGGAAATATATGTTTCTAGTCAGTTCTTGCAAAGAAAGGAAATTATTCAGAAAGTCATAAGGACCGACGAAGACACTTGCCATGTTACCTACGGGCATCCGGTGCTAGGCACGGTGACAGAGATATTTCAGATCCTATTCAAGAAAAACCTCATCTGTCTGAAGTGCTGCTTCCCGCATGAGATGCAGAACCCTGAGGAGATGGAGATTGTCAAAGACTACTACAACAACTTCATACTAGAGGGTCATGAGACCTACCTAGAGTATAACAACGAAGACGTGGGCTGGTACGTTTTATCAAGAAATGTTGAAGATGATGAAAAGCCGCCTATACGTGGCATGTGATATGATATAATAGTAGGAGACACGGCGTATTTATGGACAGCTTTACTCCGGTATCGATCAACAGCGAGCTGAAGACCTCTTACCTGACTTACAGTGTATCAATTTTTAATAGAGCGTTACCTGATGTTACCGACGGATTGAAAGTTGCACAGAGGAGGATTATACTAGGTCTTAAGGATCTAAAGCTCAAACCAGATGGGCAGTATAAGAAAGTATCTAGGCTCGAAGGGCATGTTCTGGGTTCCTACCATCCCCAGGGCGGCTGCGCGGGGACTGCGATTAACATGGGCCAGGCCAATAGTTTTAGGTACCTACTTACTAATATTCATGGGAACGTGGGTGGTAGCATTCAGACTGGTCTCTCAACCGGGCAATCCATCTCTGAAGACTCCCCAGCTGCTGCCCGTTATCTTGAGGTAAAATCCAGTGAGTTTACCCAGAACGTCTACATCAACGAGATTGATAAGGAAAGCTGTAAATGGCGCGATAATTACGATGGGTCCACACAGGAGGCGCATAGGATTGTCCCAGCTCTTCCCGCGCTACTTGTTAATGGTGGTGTTGGAATCGCTGCTGGTTATGCTTGCCATCACATTTCTTACAATCTCTCCGAAGTAATCAAAGGTACAGCAGCATACATCCAGAACAAAAATATCACAGATAAAGCATTATATAAGCACATCATCGCCCCCGACCTACCTCAAGGAGCTCGGATACTTAAAGATGATGGGGTCTGGGCAGCCTTCTCGTCGGGACATGGGTCTATCAAGGTCTATGGTAAGTGGGAAGTCAAGCAAGTTAACTATAAGAAGAAGTCAAAACGCGAAGCGATTATTGTCACGTCTCTGGCCGGTGGGTCGTCAGAGCGATTCCTTGAGAAAGTCAAGGCAGCAGTAGACGGAGGAAAGATCGATCAGATCGTTGATGCGGCTGATCACTCGTCTACAGAGGGTATTCACATCGAGTTAATCCTAAAAGCCCACGCTAACTCTCAAGAAGTGATTGGTCAGCTCCTTGCTTACACCAACCTCTATGATACCATCGGCGTAAATGCCATGGCTATCAAGAAATCTCTCCCTGAGATGTTTGGAGTGAAAGATATCATCGCAACTTGGCATGAGAGTCGTTGCAAAGCCCTTATATCACGCTATAGCGCCGAGTGCGAGCGGATTCAGGACCGCATGCACATCCTTGATGGCTTCTTAACCATCCTCGCGGACATCGACGATGTAATCAAGACCATCAAATCCAGTAAGACAAGGGAGACAGCTCATAATAACCTGAGGAAGAAGTGGAAACTAAGCGTTTCTCAAGCTCAAGCTGTGTTGGCTATGCCGCTCAGCCGACTTGTTAACGCCGAAAGGCTGGAACTGAAGCGCGAGAAAGATGAACTTCAGCAGAAATACGACGGATTACAAGCTCTGATTAATAATTCAGAGGCTATGGATAAGCACATCATCGACCAAGTCCGCAGTTTCAGACAATTTGCCGATAAGCGCCGGACAGAATTGGTTGATCCCAACGAGATTGGGGCAGAAAAAGCTAGAGTGATGGCTCCACCTAGGACTCGTAAGATCAAGCCCCTTACTCCTCAAGAGATCTATAAGAAAAAAGCCAAAGCATTAGGCATGAAGCGCACGATTGTTGCAAAATTCCTTACAGAAAACAAGATGGGTAAGGATATCTCTGATAAATGGGACAAATTTGTTGAAGATTGGCAGTACGAGCAGCAAATGACCACTAGGAAGGGAGCTGCGCAGCGGAAAAAGCAGCTGGATGAACTTAAGAAGTGGGGTAAGGCCCGAGGAATGAGATCTAGAGGACAATATGCTTGGAACGCCTTTGTTCAGGGCAGAGAGAAGATGAAAGTACGGAAACTCAAAGAAGAATTGAAAGAATGGTTGGATAATATAGACGCAATTTAAAAACAAATAGGGCAGTTTAAAGCTACGTAGTGAAACTGATAAATGAAACTGCCAAGAATTGCCATATTATTACTTCGAGGAGTGGAGGGCTGTGGGGTAAGTAGCTACGCCCGGCACTTTAAAGCGTTTTTTGATGAAAATAATCGAGGCAAATGCGATATTTTTGCTCTGAACTTAAGTGTAGGACGACCTGACACCTCTACCGATCTGCCTATCACAAAATTTAGCTTTGATGAGGCAGACGAGTTAGTTCGTAGAGTGAACGAACAGTACGACTTGAGCCTGGTTTTCTCTGTCCCGGCTAAAAATGCTAAAGAAGAGATCATAAATAACTACGTAGAACGCATTCTAGAGAAAATTAAATCTCCTAAGTGGATGATCAATCACGATCACCACTATTTGTCTATTGGAAGGAATGCAGATTTTGAAAATGCTATTAAAGCCTGCGACGGTGTCCTTTGCCATTCTCTCATAGAAACAAAATGCGGATTTATACGATGGATGAAAAAGAGAAACCTAGATACTCGTGTGGAAAAGTTAGAAACGTTCTTTCATGTGCCGTTAGTTAGTGACTTAGTTACTTTTGATAAAACTAACCGACTAAAGCGCGTTATCAACGCCTCAAGAGCGGTAGCGTGGAAACGCTCGTCTCTTGTTCTTAATTTGCAGAAAGAGTTGGCAAAGAAAAAATTTATCACAGAGATGATAGGCTTCGAGCGATCTATAGCCGGCTACTCACAACTCAAGAACTATGAAGGCAAACTAGATTGGTACGTCACTGACGAGTTCGATAAGCCGGTCAAAGCGCCATCTGCGTTCTCAAACGCCCAGATTAACGAGAGGCTTTTTGATTTTGTAGACGACGAAGGTCAAGATCTGAACAAAATGTACGTATTTGGGTCATATGACCATAAGAGAGGGCTGAAGCGGATTTGCCAGAGCGCATTTGCCACTCATCCGAGGTCTTTTGAGCATAATGGCCTAGATTACGGCAACAACCATGAATATCAAGGTCTAGAGGCCGCTTTGTTGTCTGTTCCTATCTTCCACCGTCATTTCTTAGAGACCGTGACCCTACCAGACACTGATGTCCCTCTTTCAGCCATAGAAGCCTTCATATCCATCGACGATGACAACAATCACCTCAAAAATGGCGGTCCAAATGTCCTAAATCCGGCCAATTTGGTCGAAAAGCTGGACGAAATCTGGAATAATAGGTACATGCGGTATCGCCAAGAGTCCTTCTCCGTCGTCAATACATACTACGCTTCTTGGGTACTTATACCCAAAATGCTTGGGAAACTAGGATTTTGACGCCACGAGTCGATGTTTTTTGTTTAAAGATATAGCGTACTGGTTTACAAAAGTAAATAATTGGTATATAATAATACAGTTCGAGCAGGAGCAACTACAAAAACCTCCTGAACACCCCTCCAACCAAGACCTATAGGTTAATTATGGAATTGATAGTTGTTCTGGCACTTGTCGGTGGCGCTGCATTTGGTGCTTATAAACTGACTCCTAAAAAAACTGAATAATACTAGGGACTCTTGAAGTCCCTTTTAATATATAATTACACACGAAAGAAAACACGATGGACAAAATTGACACACAAGGCATGAGTGTTCCATCTTTTGCATCAAAGAGTGGTTCTTCTAAGAAGAAAGAATATCCTCCACTCATCGTACCTAAGCGTACAATCTTCACACCAGAGGAACGTATTGAGTTGAAACAAATTATTCATGAAGCACTTGATGAGTATGGAAGTGATCTAAAATGAATTTTTATAAAATACCTCCACCACCAAATTGGATTACTGTTGAGGAGGTTGACGAAAAGATTGCTGCGGCAATGGCAAAGCATAATCGTAATGCTACTATCATTAGTATGATACTTGGTCTTACATGTCTTGCATTGTTTGTTGATGGACTTCTTCGTATTCTTGGAATCATCCCACCATTTATGGATCTTGATGTTGGTATTATTGATGAAATTGTGAAGAGAGTAGAACATGACTTACTTCCGTTAGTAAAAAATTACTGGCAAGGAAAATGATAGATACTTCACCCAGCTCAATAAGAATATTTCTTGTTATGGTTTTGGGTACAGTATGGTTTGTATTATTGATTGATACTATTTTGAGGAATTATGATGACTGATTTAGCGAAACAATTAAAAGAAGGGACTAAAGCATCCCACTCAGCAGCAGAGAATACTAAGTTTGTTGCATCATTTTTACGTGGTGCATTAGATCCTACTGAGTATCGTAAATTACTTACTAATTTCTATTATGTCTATGATACAATGGAACGGCGGATAAGAGAAACAGAAGATCCTCTTGTTAAGCAGATACATTATCCTGTACTTGAACGTAAGGATGCACTTAAAAAGGATCTTGAATATTATTGTGGTCCTGAATGGAGGGATCAACAGATACCTTCAGAGGCTTGTAACCAATATTGCTATAGGATTAATGAGTTGGTAGATGATACTGAATATCTTTTAATAGCACATCATTATACTAGATATATGGGTGACTTGTCAGGTGGACAGATATTTAAAGGGATTGTGGAACGTGTTCTACAACCACCAGTGGGTAAAGGATTGAACTTCTATGAATTTCCTGAAGTACCTGATGCAACGGAATTTAAGGTTAATTATAGAGCGACCTTAGATTCAATGGGTGTAGATCAATCTAAGATCAATGCTTTAATTGCAGAGGCAAACTATGCATTTAGATTGAACATGTATATGTTTGAAGAACTTGAAGGTAGTGCAGTTAAAGCATTACTGAAGATGTTGTGTGTGTGGTAAAATGAAGTTTAAAGCATTAGTATTCATCCGACTACGATCACAGGTTGATGACGCTCCTGGCAATGCTGTTAAAGATTGTTGTAAGAGAATGTCTGAATTGGACATTAAAAAGTTGAGATTGGGTAAGGTTATTGATCTTTGGTTTGAAGCACCTGACAGAGAATATGCAATAAATGAATTGGATCATCTTAGTGATAAATTTCTTGCCAATACTGTTATGGAAGACTGGGATTATGAATTGACTGAGATTGAAAGTTTCCCAAATGGATGTGAATGATGACATATACTACTCTTGATGTAGATGATGATGGTATTCTTACTTTCCCCCCAGAACTTTTAAAAGAGACTGGGTGGGAAGAAGGAGACTACTTACAATGGATTGATAACGAAGATGGTTCTTTTACTCTAAGGAAAGATGAAACTAAACAAGATAGAACAGAATAAGGCCGCAAAGGACGGTCTTGATGTTGGACCAGAGATTGATACATTTGCCGAACTTGGTTGGGAGAATGTAGACAAGACTGATCTTGAACTTCGTTTAAAATGGTATGGTATGTTCTGGAGACCTAAAACTCCAGGCAAGTTTATGTTAAGATTGAGGGTTCCTAATGGAGTCCTCCA